TCCCAATGCTTTTGCAGAACCAAGCGATGCAGCAACTACAAACCCTGTTTCTGCTTCACCATAGTTTGCTTTATGTGAAACTTCTAATGATGCAGGCATATAAAGACAAATGGATGTTCCAAGCTTTTTTGTTGGCGGTCGTTGAACAGACACAGTACTAAATTCCGAACTTCTTCCAGCAGGAGCTGTAGAGTACGCTGTGCCACCAAAATCTATCTTTGATTTTTCTTGGACATTGATTTGGAACATCACATAGTAATTTGCTGCATCAGAAGATACATTTGAAGGGTACTTCAGGAATGGTTTACCTGTGTCTGATCCCAAGTTTGTTACATTTGCCATCTAAATAGTCCTATACATTGTGAAAGTATTTATATAGACATGGCATACAGAGGTAGATATATTCCATCAAAACCACGAAAATACAAAGGCGATCCATCAAATATTATTTATCGCAGTTTGTGGGAGCGTAAGTTTATGGTTTATTGTGATAGAAATGACGCTATCCTAGAGTGGGGTAGTGAAGAAATTATTATACCTTATATATCTCCTCTAGATGGTAGGAGACACCGTTACTTCCCTGATTTTTATGTTAAGGTGAAACAACAAGACGGTTCTATAAAAAAAATGTTGATTGAGGTTAAACCCAAAGCACAATGTGGCCCCCCTAAACAACCCAAACGTAAAACACCAAGATTTGTTCAAGAAGTCCGTACATGGGGTGTGAACAAAGCAAAGTGGGAAGCTGCTATAGAATGGTGTAATGATAGAAAGATGGAATTTAAAATTCTCACTGAGGATCATCTTGGGTAAATCGTATAAATAGAAGTATGACATACTTTGATGATATACTAGAAAAAACTGGCGGCAAAGAACGCAGCGTTAGATGGTTTCGTGAGAAAGTTAAAGAACTTGGAACACCACCATCTCGTCAACTCATTTCTGAGGGGATTGTGACTGGCCGTCCAAGTTTTGGTCGAATGAATTTCTTTTACTACGATCCAAAACATAAATTTGAATTACCATACTATGATAGGTTTCCATTGGTTATGCCAATTGAAGAGTACAGAGATGGGTTCTTAGGATTAAATTTTCACTACCTATCTATACCTATGAGATTAAAACTGTTGAACATAATTACAGAGTATGCATCAAATGATAGGATGGATGACACTACGAGAATCCGACTTACATGGAACAGAATTAAAAGAAACCCTATGGTCAAACCAACAGTAAAAAGATATTTGGCAGATCATGTCAAAACACCATTCCGTAGAATTGATGCAGACGAAATGATGGTTGCAGTATTGTTACCTGTTCAGAAATTTGTTAAAGCAACTGAAAACAAAGTTTATGCAGATTCTAGAAGAATGATAAACACAAGGAGGCCTGTATAATGGCAGCTTTAGAAGAATTCATCAGCAGTTTTAGTCAGTATGGTGGGCCTGCACTTTTAAACAGATTTGAAGTTATTATCATAGCACCAGCAGAAGCGGTTCCAATTTATGATGGCCATAGACATGTTTCATTTAGAGTTGAAACTGTAACAATGCCTGGCAGAAACATCAGAACTGTTACGAATGAAAATATCTATGGGCCAACACATGAGATGGCACAAGGTTTGACATATGCTGAAGATGTGTCTATGACTTTCTTTTTATCAGCAGAACACTTTGAAAGAAATTATTTTATGATGTGGATGGATTATATCTATAAACCAAACACTTTTGATTTGGAATATTATCAATCATATCATCGTCCTATACACATATTCCAATTAGGTAAAAATGGAAAAAGACTGTCTGGTGTTCGATTGAATCAAGCATTTCCAAAAACATTAGGCCCCATTGAGTTTTCTCAAGCATCCTCAGATTTGGGTAGACAAGAAGTTTCTTTTGCATTTAAGGACATAACATTCTTAGATGCAAATGGAAGGTCTATTTCAAATCCAGACAGAAGAGCTGGTACTTATGACAGAGGACAGGTTGATGCAGTTTCAGAAACACCCGCCTTGGATAGAACATCTAGTATTGATGCTTTTAGGAGACTTCAAAATATAAATGCTGCACCCATTGAAGAAAGACGAAACTTTCCAAATGCAGATGTTGATGAATTCGGGCCATTATAATAATTAAATAATGCACTATAGGAGATAAATTATGGCATTACCAAAACTCGCTTCGGCGAAATATGAGTTGACGCTCCCTTCAACTGGACAAAAAGTTGAATACCGTCCATTCCTTGTAAAAGAGGAAAAGGCACTGATGCTTGCACAACAAGCAGGCACACAGGCAGATATGATAAGAGCAGTACAGGACATTGTAGAGTCTTGTACATTTGACACTCTTAAGCCAAAAGAACTGCCAATTTTTGATATTGAGTATGTTTTTATTCAGTTGCGTGCCAAGTCAGTTGGTGAGAAAACAGAGGTAACTATCACTTGTCCAGATGACAAGGAGACAAAAGCCTCTTTGGAAATTAATCTATCAGAAATTGAATGTGTTCGTGAAGTTGGACACGATACAAAGATTAAATTGACTGATACTATTGGAATAATCATGGATTATCCAAAGATTGATATGATGGCACAACTAGATACAGAAAATGAAACAGTTGCTACATTTGAAGTAATTAAAAATTGCATCAGTCAAATTTATGATTCAGAAAACGTATATGTTAGAAATGACATGGAAGATAAAGAGCTAGATGAGTTCATTGAGTCTATGACACATGAACAGTTTGAAAAAGTAAACCAGTTCTTTGCATCTATGCCAAGAGTTAAAAAATCTGTTAAAGTCAAAAACCCCAAAACTGGTGTTGAGAGTGAAGTTGTTCTACAGGGAATGTCTGATTTTTTTTAATAGCCCTTTCCCACAATAGTTTGGAAAATTATTACCGAATGAATTTCCAACTGATGCAACATCACAAATACTCCTTAACAGAAATAGAGAATTTGATACCGTGGGAAAGGGAAGTTTATGTTTCTCTACTCCTACAATATTTAGAGGATGAGAGAACAAGACAGAGACAGCAAGCAGCTGATAGAAAGAGATAAATAAGTTAAGGAGAGACTATGGCTGAGGAAGAGAAAAAGACTGTTACCGTTGACGCAGCGGTAGCAAAGCGAGATTTGAATGGAGATGGACACATCTCTCAAGAAGAATATGAGATGAATATGGAATTTAGAAGAAAAGAACTAGAGGATGCAGATGCTCGTAGAGATGCAATGCGTCAAATGGCATGGTTCTCTTTATTTGGTATGTTACTATATCCCTTTGCTGTTGTCCTTGCAGTTTGGGTTGAATTAGATCAAGCATCAAAAATACTTGGTGACATGGCCGCAACATATTTTGTTTCAGTTGCTGCAATCGTTATGGGGTTCTTTGGTGCAAACGCTTATGCAGATAAAAAGAAATAGGTAATTTAAATGGCAAACTTTTCAGAAGTCGTTGATGAACTAAAAGAAAACAATCAACAAACCGCAACTCTTGTGAATTTACAACAACAAGAAGTTGCTGTAGAAACTGCAGCGGGCGGTGCAGCTTCTGCGAGTGCCAAAGAAACAGAAAAGAACAGAGAGGGTGAGCGTTCTCAAAACAAAATACTTGCCTCACTCCAATCAATTTCTGGTGGAATTATGGGGATGGCTGGTAACTTCGGTGAAATGTTAAAAGACAAAGGAAAAGAAGTTGGCGGTGATATCTTTGGTATGTTGAAAAAGTTTGCATTTGGTGCAGCAGTTGCTGGTGTTCTTGTATTTCTAAAAAGTAAGTATTGGGAAGATACAAAGAAATTTATTGTTGAGGATATGATTCCAGCACTCAAAAATCTTTGGGAAAATGTACTGTCACCTATCTTATCTGTATTTAAAGATGTATTTGTAAAACAATGGGAAAATGTCAAAGGTCTATTTGATGATCTTGGTACTGCAATTGATCAATTTGCAAGTGGTGATATCTTAGGTGGTATCACAACTTTGATTGGTGGACTGGGCGAATTCTTCTTTAAAACCGTAGATAATGTATTAACTGGTATATTTAATCTGGTTGCTGGACTCTTTGGATTTGAAGGTACTGATTCTATTGGTATGTCTATGTTCAGTTTTATCCTTGATACTTGGGAGACAATTACAGGTGCATTTGATGATGTTGTTGAATGGTTTGGTAGTGCATTCACATGGGCAAAAGAAGGACTTTTAGGTGCTTGGACTTCATTGACTGACTTCGTATCTGAAAAGTGGAACGCAACAAAAGATTTCTTTACTGAAAGTTATACATGGGCAAAAGAAGGTATTGCTGGTACTTGGACAACTCTATCTGATTTTGTCTCTAGTAAATTTAAAGTAGTTACCGAATGGTTCTCAACAGTATTTACTGATCCTAAAGCTGCACTTGAACAACTATGGACAGGACTAGTTGGTGATGGTGGTTTGATTAATTTCTTATTTAAACCAATTGATGACGCAATCGCATGGATACAGGGTGTTTTCAGTTGGGGAAATCCAGAAGAACCATTTAAACTGAGTACAGTAGTAAGTGATGGATTTAAAGCTGCTAAAGAATGGGTAGTTGGACTCTTTACTTTTTCTGATGAGGATGCAACTGTCGCTGGTATTGCAACTAAACTAATTGATATCGTTCTTGCACCTTATAATCTTGCAGTCAACTTCCTTAGAGGTGTTTTTGGATTTGGTGCAGACGAACAAGGTAATGTAGAGCCATTTTCACTTGGGACAATGATTGTTGGTGTTGTCACTGATATTATTAACTTCTTCAAAGGATTGTTTGATATTGATATTAAGGGTCTGATTAATTCTATTCCAGGCGCTGATAAAGTATTGAGTTGGTTTGGTTTTGGTGATGAAGAACCGCCAGCGGAATCTCCATCGTCAAGACAAAATGCGATGGACAGAGAACGTATAGAACAGAATAGAGATGAAGTAGCGCTTGTTGGGATGGAAATGGAAGAAATTTCTCAACGTATGGACAGATTTGAAAGTGGTAAAAATGCGTACATTGGAAGAGATACCCAAGAAAAATACGAGGCAGATAGAGCAAAATTTAATGAACTAATGTCACGAGAAAGTGAACTTGAACGTGAGAATATTGCCTTACAGAATGCACTTGCAGAACGTCAAGGTACTGGCAATCCTAGTATTGGTACAGGAAGTGGTGTTAGATCTAGTGTATTGATACCTACATCAAATGGACTAATTGCGCCAGATGTTTCTGGTGCGAATGCTAGAACAAATATGGTTCAGTCTGGTTCTGTATCTAATATTGCAAATAGTGTTAGTGGGGGAACTACTATCATCAACGCACCACAATCAAATACAAACATCTCTGGTGGCAGCGGTGGTGGTGGAAGAATTATTCCAATGAATGTTACTGATAATGATCCGACATTCAGAGCGATTGCTGCAAACTCATTTTAATGGTCGT